TGACTTAAATATTACAGAGGTTATTGGCAATATCTACGAAAACCCAGAGAAATGCAGGTTTGTTGAAAGGGGATTCTAAATGGAATGAGGGATAGAGAATGGCAGAAGTTAAGTTATCTATTGAAGAGTATCACAATGTTGTTAAGAATTTGAATACTTTAATAAAAAAGCTCTATGAGACGACAAAGAAATGTAAAGATTATAAACGTCAACGTGATGAACTCATCAATGATATGGCAGAAACGAAAAGGAAAGCAAAGGCGTTTGATTTTATTAGCAATTTTTATACAACTGAAATTGAACAAGCAATAAAAAATAAAGAGTTAAATCAATGCTTGTTCTTATTAGAACAAATATTAGATGATTTGGAGCGTGGTAGTGATGAGTAATATTTACATTATTTTGTATAAACATCAAAACTATATTGACGGAGATAGCTCTTGGGTAGAAGAAATTTATTTTACTGATAAAAACAAAGCTATCAAACATTTAGAGGATAATGGCTATGAACATGAACAAGATGATATATACGTCAAATTGTGGACTAACGCTGAAATCATGTTACTTAAAGAACAGATTAATAAATAAACGACTATAAAAAATATTGGAGTGTAATGTTTTGAAATTAAATTTAAAGATAGAGATAAACGACGAAGATTTGTTAGAAGATGTGAAATTTCATAGAGAAGTGAATAAAGACGCGAAGGCAGCAAGTAAAATAGATAGTTTAAATGAACTGTTTGGTATGGTTTTAGTGAGATTGGCAAATTTGAGACACGAAACTATGGAAGACCCTGAAAATTGCAGTGGTAAAGATATAAGAAAAAGTATAGACGATTTCATGGATGATATAAAAGAAACAATGGAAGATCTTGAGGAGGAACAATAAATGTCAAATACATTAGAAATTAAATTATTATCAGAAAACGCGACTATGCCGAAGAGAGATAGATTAGATGCTGGGTACGATATCTATTCAGCAGAAACAGTAATACTTGAGCCACAGGAAAAAGCAGTTATTAAAACAGATGTAGCAGTAAACATACCAGAGGGGTATGTAGGATTGTTAACTTCAAGAAGTGGTGTGAGTAGCAAGACACATTTAGTGATTGAAACTGGAAAAATAGATGCAGGATACCAGGGTAATCTAGGGATTAACATTAAGAATGATATGGAAGATGACGGTATAACATCATTATATGAAGATTTAGATGATGAATTAGTTAGCATTTTAGATATAAAAGGTAACTATATAAACGAAGGAGAAGGTGCTAGAAAGGTATATAAAATAAACAAAGGAGATAAACTCGCACAACTTGTTATCGTACCTATTTGGACACCAGAGTTAAAAGAAGTAGAGGAGTTTAGCAGTGAGTCAGAAAGAGGAGAGCAAGGGTTTGGATCAACAGGATACTAAAGACGTTTTAGAAAAAGTGAAAGAGGTGCTGGGAAAGTGAAATTATTAAGTTTAATTGCAATCGGTTTTTTGACAGTGATTCTAGGTTGGTTTATTGAATGTAAATTTAAGACCAAATTTTTAAATGCAATTAGTGAACTCGCAGGGGTGTTTTTGATTGTCGTGGTATTACTAATCGGACATCATTCCGATAACTCATTGACAGCAACTGTTATGATACTTGCATTATTCTTATCGATTAGAAAAAAACATGTGATTAATAAGGAGTGATACCATAAAATGCCATTAGATAAAACAAGAGTGTTAATGATGAACGGTATTTATAAAGTTGATGGAAAAGATAATAATGATGAATTCATTCAATATAATGATTTCCTTAAGCATAAAACTTTCTTTCAATGTCCTAAATGCAAAAGTTTAAATGTAGAGGTTGATAATTTATTTGTTGAAAAAATTGCATTTAATAATACTAAACGATGCTTAGACTGCGGTTATTTAGTTGTATCTGATTTTCAAGGAGGAGAAGAATGATCAAACACATTTCGAAACTAATATTCACATTGGCGATGTATGAAATCGGTAAGTTTTTAGGCAGAGAGTTGTATTATAAGTTAACTGCTAATGATGAGGTGGAAGTACCTAAGGACTTCGACGAGAATGACCACGCTCATTTGAATGGCATATACGGAGGTTATTAACAATGTGGGGCGTAATAGCAATCATTATATTGGTGTTGCTTCTGTTTGGCTCATTGCTTGAACAGAATGATTTAAAACATCAGTTAGAAGTGAAAGAGTATGAGATTAAGACCTTGAAAGATAAGTTGGAGAATGGAGGGTAAGTGATGTTTTATAAATCCAAGTGGATTAAATTAAAAACTCTAGTTCTTAGTTTAATTTTGATGATGCAAAACGATAAAGACCGTAGTACCCATGTTAAAATCGGTGAAATTGTAGCTTTAGAAAGTATATTAAGTAAAATGGATGAATATGACGGCGGTAATGATTTTCAAAATTTAAAGTATGAAGAATACAAAAAGCGAATTAATAAAAAAGGAAACTAAAGAGAATGGAGGGTAAGCATGGGATTAAGAAAATCAACGCAACGCTATTTAGAAAGTGAATTAAGTAATTATAGGCATATAGATAAAGATATCCAACGCGTGAGAGAAGAAGTATTAAACCCTTGGCAACCCACTGACACTAATATTGGCGGAGATAGAGTGCATAGTAACGTTAGTGTCACGGAGATAAAAGCAACACGTGTAGTGAATGATAGACGTTTATCTCAGTTAGCTAGAATGAAGTCTGCTATAGATATTGTATATCAAACAAGTAGTAAAGAGAGTCAACAGCTCATGGATATATATTACTTTAAAAAGCCGAGAACATTAAACCTTACTGGTGTTGCTCAAGAAATATGTGTGAGTAAATCAACAGCTTATGAGTTAAGGAAAGAAATACTTATTAGATTGGCAGATGAGTTAGGTATTATGCATTAGGAGTGAGGATATGAAAGCTATAGAGATTTTAGAAGCAATATCAACAAAAATAAAAGAAGGAGAATATGTAGGCAATATTGGTATTATTGTTCAAATAAAAGATGATGAAATGTTAGAAGAAGGGAAGAAAGCTAAAAGTATTTTAGAAGCATTCGCCGAAAGAGTAGAATTAAAAGTAGTAAAAGCTGGTAACTATCAATTATCGCAATTTCCAAACAACGACTATCCAGTTTTTCGATTAACTGCTGGACCGTTTGGAAAAAGTCTGGAAAAATAACGTCACTAACGCTGTTATTATGATAGTGTAAGTTATTAAACGACTTACCTCATGTAAACCTTTCTATTTTTATTCCTTTCAAATGATCGAACATAATTTTTCTCCTATGAACCTATCCGATAGAAAAGTCGGGTAGGTTTTTGTATGCTGATATGACATTTAAAACGTGTGATATGAGTGTATAAAACTTTGACCAATTTTGACATCGGAGGTGATTTTATTGCTGACTTCAAAACAAAATAAAGCCATAGTATTAATGGTTGAGAAGAATTTAAACCAGAATGAAATAGCTAGGGAGTTAAACGTAGCTAGACAAACCATATCGAATTGGAAAAGGAATGCGGAATTTCAAGAAGAATTGCTTAATGCTGAACGTAATCTACTAAAAGGATTGACGGGTAAAGCGATTAAGACAATGGAAAATTTACTGACTGCTAAAAGTGAGTTAGTTAGGTATAACGCAGCAAGTGACATCTTAGACAGAACAGGACATAAACCTACTGATAAAGTTGAGGCAGAAGTAATCACTCCAACTTTCATAAATGATGTGCCAGCCCATGACTGATAAAAAATTAAGTGTTACAAAAACAATCGGTAGCGGGTACAACGAGTTCTGGCACAACAAAAACTTTTATCGAGTAGTGAAAGGTAGTCGTGGGAGTAAGAAGTCTAAGACGACTGCGTTAAACTTTATATACAGATTAATGGAGTATGAGTGGGCTAACTTGCTTGTAGTCAGACGTTTCAGTAATACGAATAAGCAATCAACATATACAGACTTGAAGTGGGCTACTAACCAATTGGGAGTAACCCACTTATTTAAGTTTAACGATAGTTTACCAGAGATTACTTACAAACCCACTGGCCAGAAGATATTATTTAGAGGCCTTGATGATCCTCTGAAAATAACATCTATAACAGTAGAAAATGGCATACTATGTTGGGCGTGGTTTAACATATCAGATCACGTAAAACCTCTCTAATTCGGTGAAACTCCTAACATTAAGTTGAGGACAATACCGAGCGAAGATTAATTGTAATACCATAACCGGAATGGTATAATTAGCTTAACAAATAAAACGGGGCTGATTATATGAATGAAATTTGGAAAGATATTGAAGGTTATGAGGGTTTATATGAAATTAGCAATTTAGGTAGAGTTAAATCTTTGCCTAAGATGTCTGGTAGTTGTATGAGGAAAGAAAAGATACTAAATAGCAAAAACCGTTTGACTAAAGACGGATATGCTAGAGTGAATTTGTATAAAGAAGGTAAAGGAAAAGATTTTAGAGTTTGTAGACTTGTTGCTACACACTTTATAGATAATCCTGATAACAAACCTACTGTAAATCACATTAACGGTATCAAAACTGACGATTGTGTTGAAAATTTAGAATGGGCTACATTAAATGAAAATATGAAACACGCTTACGATACTCAACTTAAAAAGGGTATGAAAGGTGAAACAAATTCTCAATCTAAATTAACAACCGAACAAGTTGGAACTATCAGAAAACGTTATAAACGATATAGTAAAACAGATGGAACTGTTGCAATAGCTAGAGATTATAACGTAACACCACGAGCAATCAATCAAATTGTTAATAACAAATCATATAAAAACAATTAATAACGTGTAACGACTATCGAAAGCGTACAAACGGCACTCATTAAATTGAGTGTCTTTTTTGTGCAGTTAGTAGAGTACACCTAAGCAGGTGGAAACGGGAGGCACTAGAAATAGTGAAGATATAGTCTGAACTGTATGGAAACATACAGAGAACATCGTAGCGAGATGTTCGTAACACATTGTGAGGAAGCCTATCAGATAGAAACGTTCGATAAATTTAGTACAGTTGTCGAATCTATACGTGGTTCTATTGATGATTCTGAATTTTTCAAACAGATAACGGTCACATTCAACCCCTGGAGTGAGAGACATTGGCTTAAACCTACATTCTTTGACGAAGATACTAAGTTGAACAACACATTTTCATATACAACAACCTATCGAGTAAATGAATGGCTTGATGAGGTCGATATTGCGCGTTATGAGGACTTGTATAGAACAAACCCAAGACGTGCAAGAATTGTTTGTGATGGAGATTGGGGAGTAGCAGAAGGGCTGGTGTTTGAGAATTTCGAGGTTAAGGAGTTTGACTGGGTTAAGAAATTGAAAGAAAAGCAAGTTGTGGCTCATGGCAGTGACTTTGGGTTCACTCAAGATCCTACAACACTTATCAGTACTATTGTTGATATACAGAATAAAGAGTTGTGGATATACGATGAGCATTATCAAAGAGGCATGCTGACCGATGAGATATATCAAATGTATCTTGATAAAGGATTGAAAAACGCAAAGATAATTGCAGATAGTGCAGAGAAGCGATTGATAACAGAAATTAAACGTAAAGGCATATCTAACCTTAAACCATCTATTAAAGGGCAAGGATCTATCATGCAAGGTGTTCAATTTATACAAGGTTTCAAAATATATGTACATCCAACATGTGAACATACGATAGAAGAATTAAACACATATACATTCGAACAAGACAAAGACGGTAACTGGTTAAATAAACCAATAGATGCAAATAACCATTTAATGGATGCACTGAGATATAGCCTAGAAGAATTCCATTTCCCTAGAAATAACAGAACGAATGTCAATATTAAGAAGAATATTAGCCGAGCAAAGGCTATGGGCTTATAAAGGAGGTAACACATGGCACACGTAAACAATTTCGAAAGAGATATTGAACGAAGAGAAATGCGCGATGAAATATACAGACGCGACGCGGTAGAAGTATATAAATACGATGGAACAACACAAGACTTGTTAGACAACAAAAACGATATCAGTGACTTCATCAGCCACCATTTAGAAGCACAAGTACCACGCCTTCAAATGCTAGATGATTACTATCAAGGGTTAAACTTTAACATTATGCGTAACAGACGCCGAAGAGAAAAGCACTTAGCAGATAATCGTGCAGCACATGACTTTGCTTCTTACATTACAGACTTTATTAATGGTTATTGCTTCGGTCATGCCATACAAGTACAATCCGAAGGCAGTATGACACAAGATAAAATAGATCAGTTGCACGCAATAAACGACATTGATAGTCACAATCGTTCACTGGGGTTAGATTTATCTATATTCGGTCGAGCTTATGAATACATCATACGTAATCAACAAGATGAAGTTAGAATTTATAAATCAGACCCACGCAATACATTTGTTATATACGATACTACCATTGAGAAAAATAGTATTATGGCTGTGCGATATTGGAAAGTATCGACAGAAGATAACGCCGAGATGACTGAGGTAGAAAGCAATATCTACTATGTTGATGTAATAACTGATCATGCAACATATTTCTTTGTGGCAAACAGTGTTACTAACTTAGAGTTATCAGAGCGTAAACCTCCTGAAGCTCATTCGTTTGGCAAAGTAACTATTACAGAGTTTAGCAACAATGAAAAGAGACGCGGAGACTTTGAAAAGGTCATACCACTTATTGACTTATATGATGAGGCACAATCAGATACAGCTAACTACATGAGTGACTTAAATGATGCCATGCTACTCATCAAAGGTAATGTAGATCTAAATGAACAAGTCGCTACCTTACAAAAAGAAGCGAACGTATTCCATTTAGTACCACCTGAATATGCAACGGTTGATGATAAGGTAACAGAAGGTAATGTAGATGCTGAATACATTTATAAGCAATATGATGTAAGTGGTGTAGAATCATATAAAACAAGAATTGCTAAAGATATTCATACACTTACTAACACTCCTGATATGACTGATGAAAACTTTGGAGGCCAACAATCAGGTGAGGCCATGAAATATAAATTGTTCGGACTAGAGCAGCGTACAGCAATTAAAGAAGGTCTGTTTCGAAAAGGCTTAGTTAGACGTTACAAGTTAGTTGGAGAAATTATGAGTATCAATAGAGAAATAGATAAAGACAACCTTAGAGACTTGATATTCACATTCACAAGAAACTTACCTAAGTCAATTACAGAAGAAATGCAAATGTACATGAGTGCTGGTGGAGAAATTAGCCAAAAAACACTGATGTCTCTTGTATCTTTCATAGACAATCCGCAAGATGAAGTCAAACGTATCGAGAAAGAACAAGAAGAAAAGATTAAGCACTCTGATAGTTTGATGTATAACGAACAAGATTCTGACAACGAACTTAACAACTCCAATCAACCTATTGAGGAGTGATGAGTGATGACTTATTGGGATAAAAGAGCTCAAGAGATTATTAAAGATGAGACAATGAGCGATAAGGAAATGAGTCAAGAGATTGAACGCATTGTTAACAACATGATTGACGATATAGAGAATGAGATATCTAAGTTCTATGCAAGATACGCAGACAGTGAGGGTATTTCTATTTCTGAAGCTAAAAAAAGAGTGGATAACTTCGACGTTCAATCTTTCGCTAACAAAGCTAGAAAATATGTACGAGATAATGACTTTAGTGAAAGAGCAAACAGAGAACTTAAACAATACAACACAGCGATGTATGTGAATAGAGAGAAGTTACTTAAAGCACAGTTAGGGCTCATTGTAACGTACTCATACGCTCGTATAGAACAGTCTATTTATAATTACATGGAATCATCCTATTATCGTTCTCTTGAGCAACAAGCGGGTATATTAGGTGAAACGTTACATGTATCATTAAACGATGTTAAAACAATTGTTACTGCGCCTTTCCAAAACTCTAATTGGTCTCGTAGACTATGGCGTGATATGAAAGTGGTTAGACACCATGTTGAGAAAGCGACAAGTCAAGTATTACTAAGAGGTCGCCATCCTTACGAGTTCGTAAAAGAATTTAGAAAAGAAACTGGCAATAGTACGTATGAGATAAGACGTTTACTCATAACAGAAACAGCTAGAGTACAAACATTAGCTGCAAAGCGTCATATGTTAGAACAACATGGACCAGACGCAGAATATGAATATCACGCTAAGATAGATAGTAAGACAACAAAGACGTGCAGAGGATTAAATGGAAAAGTATTCAAAGTCAAAGATATGAAGCCTGGTGTTAATGCTCCTCCGATGCATCCATTCTGTCGGAGTGCTGTCGCACCACATATCGATCCTAATTGGAGAGATGAATTCTTTGAAGAACGCAAAGGAAGATATTTTGGAGGCGTTGTTAAATAATTAAAAGGAGGTGTTGTAAATGCCAGATGATAATAATCTTACAAATACACCGCCAGTTACTAATGAAGGTGTAGCAGAAGAAATTGTTGATAATTCCGTAGGGGATTATGAAGATGCTGATTGGGAAGAAGAAGAAGTGCTAGACACTGATTTCAGTGATGAAGAAGATGGCATGTATGAAGATGACTTCATGGAAGATGATGATGAATTTGAAGAAGATGAAAACTGGGAAGAAGAGTACGACTTTTCTGATGATTTTGATCAAGAGGATATGGAATTTCTAGAGGGGCTAGGCGGTCCTGAAGATGCATTAGAAGATGAGTACGAAGAAGATTACGAAACAGAAGAAGGCCTATATGACGTCACTGAACTTGATGGTGATACAATCGATGAGTATGACAAGTATGACGAAAGTTACTTACAAGACAGGTTAGATGATGTTTACGATGAATACAATCAAATCTTCAATAAAGAACCTTCTGACATTATTAAAGATAGTATGACAACACAAGAAAAGATTGACAAAATTGTTGATGCAATTCAAGAGGGTGGAAACGGTGTGTAATGAACGTATTGCTGCAGTCCTTGAAGGCATTCATCATGAATTAAAACGATTGAATGACTCGAACCCTAGTAACCGAGCACAAGCGAAACAGAAAGAACCTGAGAAGAAAGAGTTTAAACCTAAAAATTTCATCTGAGGTGGTACTTATGTCAAAGCGTGAAGCAGTTGGTCCTGGCGTTACCGCGCCAATATCTCGTCAGTAGGGAACGTTAACCTACTCGACCTGAGCACGTCGTTAAACTGTTAAATAACCGAAAATAACTAATTATAGGGGCTAAGTGATAGTTTCTCTAATGAAATGAAAGAAGCGCACTAATCGGGCTTAATTGACTGATTGGGGCGCTATTTTTATGCATTAAATTCTAAAACTTAGAACTTATGAGGAGGATAAACAAATGAAATTAAATGACAAACTAAATCTAAATTTACAATTCTTCGCTGACAATGACGAAGGTGAACCTGGACAAAGTAATGATAAGAAGTCAGAAAACAATAGCGGTCAAGAGCAAGAAACATATACAAGAAGCGAAGTAGATTCTCAAATCAGTAAAGCTGTCGAGACTGCTCTTTCTAAACGTGAGCGTAAGCACCAGCAAGAATTAGAAGATGCTCGTGAAGAAGCTAAAAAAGAGGCTGAAAGATACGCTAATTTAACTGAAAAAGAGAAGAAAGACAAAGAAATTGAGAAACGCGAACAAGCCTTAGCTAAAAAGGAAAAAGAATTTAAATTGCGTGAACTCAAAGCTGATGTAGAAAGTGACTTAAAAGAAAAAGGTCTACCTACTTCGTTTGCACAGTCTTTAATTCATTTGGAAGATAACGAACAAATTAATGATGTCGTTAATTCGATTAAAGAAGATTTCGACAAAGCTGTACAAGAACAAGTTAAAGAAGCTACACGTCAATCAACACCTTACGGACAAGGTAGTGACGTATCTTCTAAAAAAGAAACATCTAAAAGTTTTGCAGAAATAGCAAGACAAAATAGAATAATTCAATAAATTGGAGGCATTTTAAATGGTAAAAGTAAACCCACAAACATTCAATCCAGATAATGTAATGATGCACGAGCACAAAGAAGGGGAATTGTTAAACGATTTCAACGAGCCTATTCTTTTAGATGTATTGCAAAACTCTAAAATCATGCAATTAGGCAAATACCAAGATATGGGCGGAAAGTCAGAGAAAAAGTTCACTTACTGGGCAGATAAACCAGGCGCTTACTGGGTAGGAGAAGGTCAAAAAATCCAAACTTCTAAACCTAGCTTACTTGAGGCGTCTATGCGTTCTCATAAATTAGGTGTTATCATCGTTGCTTCTCGTGAATACTTAAACTACACTTACTCTCGTTTCTTCGAAGCAATGAAACCTCAAATCGCTGAACAGTTCTATAAAAAGTTTGACGAAGCAGGTTTATTAAATGTAGATAACCCATTCAAACAATCAGTAGAACAATCAGCTACTGCAGCTAACAATGTAGTAAAAGGTGATATCACTTTAAAAAATATCTTAGCTTTAGAGGACACTTTATTAGAAGATGATGTTGAAGCTAACGCTTTCTTATCTAAAACACAAAATCGCACTGCATTACGTGGAGTTCGTGATGAAGATACTAAAGAAAGCTATTATGACCGTTCTAACAACACACTAGACGGACTTCCAGTTGTTGACCTTAAATCAGATCAATTTAAAAAAGGCGACTTATACGCTGGAGACTTCAACAAAGTGTTTTATGGCATTCCTTACAACATGTCTTACAAAATTTCAGAAGATGGTCAATTATCAACTGTTCAAAATGCTGATGGTTCTCCAGTCAACCTATTCGAGCAAGAATTGATTGCATTACGTGTAACTATGGACGTTGCGTTCCATATTGCAGACGACAAAGCGTTTGCTAAATTAACAGCTGGTTCTGGTTCAACTGGTGGAAATACTGAAACCGTATAATTAATCGAGGAGGTCTTACAATGGCTTATTCTTACAAAGTAGTTCGACCGTTCATAGATAAAGAAGATGGTAAAGAGTATAAAGTAGGAGATGAATTCCCTACTGATATTACTAATGAACGTATCGAACAACTATTCCATAAACAAAACGTATATAACGAGCAATATATCGCTTTAGACATTGATGCTAAAGCAACAAAAGCTGAATTGTTAGAAATAGCTGAAAAACATGGCGTAGACGTGTCTAAGGACGATACAAAAGCGGTAATTATAAAAACGTTGGAGGGATAACATGGCTACATTAGAAAATGTAAAAATGTTACTCTCTATCGATGATGATAAGCAAGATGAACTACTCAAAATAATCATAAACAATACAGAAAAGCGTTTGATTAGTTTACTCCCACTTGAAACCGAGGAAATACCTGAAAGACTCGAGTACATCGTGGAAGAAGTATCAGTCAAACGCTTTAATCGTGTTGGTGCTGAAGGAATGACGCAAGAAAGTATCGATGGTCGTTCTAATACTTTTCAAAGCAATGATTTTGATGAGTATATGGACGTTATCGATGCTTTATTTCCAAAAGAGACAAGTAAACGTGGTAGAGGTGTTTTCTATTGAGATACAACAAGCGCGTGAAGTTCTCTAAGGAAATTAAAGGTGGTTATAATCCTAAAATAAGTAAGTACGATGTTAAGGAACAAGTGTACAACGAAGTTCCTTGTAATATATCTCCTTTATCCCCACAACGTACTAATCTTGAGTATGGAGATGTAACCAAAGATATTAATGTCATTCGCTTAAATGGTCGTTTTGAACCAAAAGTGACTCATGCTTATATCAAAGATTCAAAGTACATTATCACTAAACGTATCGACTATGAACACGACACTGTATTCTATGCAGAGGAGGTTAAATAATGGCTGGAGATATCGATGCTCTAATTAGAAAGCTAGATCGAATGCACAGAAGCATTGATGATGATGTTGACGAAGTGCTCAAAAACAATGCTGGCGAGTTCGCTAAAGATACTGTTGTGAGCGCTAAGTCAATAATGAATAAAGGTTACTGGACAGGTAACTTAGCTAGAATGATCAGAGATACAAAAAATGGCGATATGAAGTATGCTATTACCTCTAATGCAGGATATAGTGGGTTTTTAGAATATGGTACGCGTTACATGGCTCCTGAAACGTTTATGTTCCCTGTTTATGAAAGATACACTCGAAAAGTCAGAGAGGACCTCGAAAGATTAGTAAACGGTTAAGGGGTGTATGCTATGAAACAATCAGCTAAACTTCAACTATTCAACTACTTATATGAAAAATTTAGTGAACTTGGTGTCCCTGTTATTGAAACAAAAGAGTTAAACCAAGAAATTGAATATCCATTTATCGCTATTCAAACTACAACAGATAGCATGAACGTGTTAACTTTTGACAGTTTTAGAGGTAATCCTACCGCTACCGTTCATCTGTGGGGGTTAGATAATGATAAGAGTGCTAACGATAACTTGCTTATGCAGGTGCAAAACATCATGTTAGACGATATTCAACTTAATGGTTTTAACTTGTTTCATCCACAGTTAGATATCAACGAAGCTATTGAAATTGAAAGTAATCAAGCATTATCACATGTAACAATAAATATCGAATACACAAGTCATTAATTGGCTTGTTTTTTTATACATTTTTTTAGGAGGTAACAACCTATGGCAATTAAACAAGGTACTGATGAGTTAGTCTTAATTCGCAAGGCTGGCGATAAAAAAGACGCAAATAAAGTAATGTGGGTAACAGAATTAGAACGTGAAACTGAAAAAGATAGAGATACAGAGGCTACTGTCGATGGTCCTGTTAACTCTGGAGGTACTTTAGAATCAACTGTAAGTATCACTTGCTATATGAACCAAGAAGATACGTTATGCGACGAAATCGAAGACGCTACAGAAGAAGATGTACCATACGAATTATGGGTAATCAATAAAAAAGTTAAAAACGCTGAAGGTAAATACAAAGCTGAATACCGTCAAGGTTACTGGAATAGTATTGACCGTACAAACGACGCTGATGACATTGCAGAGTTTGAAACAGAGTTTGGTGTATACCTCAAGAAAAAACGTGGCTGGGCCACTTTGCCAGAACAAATCGAGAAAAACAAAGCAGCTTATGGATTCCACGATACTGTTGCTGCAGATCCTGCGAACGATGGTCTTGCTTCAGAAGATATCCCACAACCTAACCAACCTAGCACAGTAGAAAGTGTATAACAATGAGGGCCTTAAAGCCCTCTTTTCTTTTTGACTAATAAAATAAAGTGAGGTAATTAAAAATATGGAAATCAAATTTAACGGTAAAACAATCGAATTATCATTTGGATTAAAGTTTTTAAACATCATTGATAAAGAAATGGGAATGGAAGCTGAACAAGTTAACTTTGGTAAAGGTACAGAAATGTTAGTACCTGCATTAGAAAGCCACAGTGTAGTAGATGTTGCAAAAGTGATTAAAGCTGCAACAGCACAAGAAAAAGGCGCTCCTAAAACAGAAGAAGATTTAGAAGCTGTTGTTGAAGATGTTATTGAAAATACAGGACTTGAAGAATTTTGTAACGAAGTCATCGAGGAACTGGGAAAGCGTGTTTTAACCCAAAACCTCGTTCCGAAAAAATACAAAAAGAACAGCAAGAAGTAGAGGAAGAACTTTTAACGTTTGATCGTATTGTTATCTTATGCATGAGTAAGCTCAAAATATATGATTTAGATGTTATAGAGCGAATGACACTTAGAGAGTTTAACTATCGTATGTATGCACTAGAGTATGAGCAACTAGATAAAGATATGGATATGTACAAACTCGCTTTTGCTATTAGAGACGCAGCTGCAGAGAAGAAGAAACGTGGCGGTAAAAAAGGCGAGACAGAATATCGTTTCAAAAGTGCAGACGATATCATGCATTATCAAGAGAACATTAAACGATTAGACAGAGGCGAACCTGTGAAGTTCGCTTCTGAAAGCAAATTTGAGGAGAATATGCCTCCTAAAAATTTACTTCAACAAATTGCAGAACTTAATAAATAAGGAGGTGGGAACACGTGGCAGAAGCTAACTATAGTATAAAAGCGACGATTGAAGCTAACGCAAAAAAGTTCAAAAGTGCTATACAAGCAGCTAAAAACACAGCAGAGCGTTTTAAAGGTACTATGGATAAAATCAAAGATAATGAAATTGATGCAGATGCATCAGGTGTAACTAGCGCAGTAAACAAAGCTAAAAAAGAAATAGAATCATTTAATAACACTCGTGCAGAAGCTGACCTTGATATAGATATTGACGAAGTTAAAAGCAAAGTACAAATAGCTGAAGAATATGTACGCAAATTCGATGCTTACAGAGGCGACGCAGAGTTAGACGCTAATGTAGCAAGCGCGAAAGCTAATATTGAAGAAGCACAAGCATATTTAGAACGTTTCGACGGATCAAATGCTAATGCACATGCTGATGTTGACGCAAGAAGAGCTATATCAACGTTATCTAAGCTACAGATTGATTTAGATATGTTTGACGGAAATTCTTATAGTGCTCATTTAGATGCAGACGCAACTAAAGCACGTGTCGCTATAGCAGAAGCTAAAAAGTCGCTTAATAGCTTTGCGAGACAAAAAGCAAAAGCTACAGTCGAAGTTAACGAAGGCGCTGCTGTATCTAAGATTTTAGCCCTTAAAGCAATGTTACGTTCAATTCCTAACCGAATACACACTAGGATAGATGTTGATTCAGATAAAGCGCAAGGCGCATTTAGAGCAATGGTAGCTGGTATTGATAGTTCTATGAACTCATGGAACGCTTTAGCTACACGTATCAGAACAATTGGTACCGTAATTTCTAACATGATAAAGGGTTCTTTAATTTCCAATATAACGTTGGTAGTTCCTATCATTGCTTCGATGGTTCCTGCATTATTTGCTGTTCTTAACGCTATCGGGGTTGTAGCTGGTGGAGCTGCAGGATTAGCAGCTGCATTTGGTGTTGCTGCAGGCGGAGTTATGGGATTTGGAGTTATGGCTGCAAGTGCTATTAAAATGCTTAACGATGGAACTCTACAAGCTACAGCTGAAACGAAAAAGTACGAAAGCGCCTTACAAGGTGTTCAAGATGCTTGGCAAGGTATTATAGAGAAAAATCAAAGTCAAATCTTTAACACAATGGCTAATGGTTTAAACATGATTAAAGTGGCATTATCAGGTTTGTCTCCTTTCATTAGCGGCGTGTCAAAAGGAATGGAACAAGCGAGTGCTAAAATGCTTGATTGGGCTAAAAACTCTCAAGTAGCACAACAGTTTTTCGAAATGATGGGTACAACAGGTGTAAGAATATTCAACAACATGCTAAGTGCAGCAGGTAATTTTGGTAGTGGTGTAGTAAGTGTTCTCACACAACTAGCGCCACTCGCAGATTGGGCTGCAGCTGGATTTAAACGAATGGGACAAGCTTTTAATTCTTGGGCGCAGTCATCGGCTGGACAAGAAGCTATTAGATCCTTTGTTGAATATACTAAACAGAACTTACCGTTAATCGGACAAATATTTGGAAATACCTTCAAGGGTATTTTTAACCTTATGAAAGCATTCGCGCCGAATACACACTCTATATTAGAATCTCTAGCGCAAATGTCTGAAAAATTCGCATCATGGAGTGCTACAGTAGCACAATCAGATGGATTTAAGAAATTTATGGATTATATCAACACGAATGGCCCTAAATTAATATCTCTACTAGGTAATATAATCCAAATCATTATAAATGTTGGTACTGCAATGGCACCACTAGCTGCAGCAGTTTTAGATGTTGCTATTGCGATTACAGATTTTATTGCTAAATTAACTGAAGCACATCCTGCTATTGGAATGTTATTGGGATTAATTGCTACATTAGCCGGTGTATTCATGACACTAGGTCCACCTATTTTAGGAGTTATAGACTTTATAGGAACATTTATCAAAGTGTTTACAGGTGCCGGAACAGTTATAGAAGCATTAATGTTTGTAGCTTCGGCATTGGCTCCAGTATTTGAAGCTATTGGTGTTGCTATTGCAGCGATAGATGCACCAATACTATTAATCATAGCAGGAGTAGCAGCATTAATAGCTATATTCGTTGCTTTATGGAACTCATCATCAGTATTACGTAATGCCTTAATAGGTGCGTGGAATGCCATTAAAAGTGCTGTTGGAGCAGCGATACAAGCAGTTATTGGCTTCTTAGGAGATTTATTATCTCAAGCGCAATCCATTATGGGACCCCTTGTACCTATATTTAAAAATGCTTGGGATACAATCGTGCAAATTGTTGAAACAGCAGTTAAGTTAATCTCTCCAATTGTTTCGCAAGGTTTCCAAGCATTAGTTGCTGTTGTAAGTACGGTTTGGACTGTAATATCTACAGTTATTAAAGTTGCTTTTGATGTGATCATTGGAATTATTACTGTAGCTTTACAGATACTTAGTGGCGACTGGTCGGGTGCTTGGCAAACAATATTAAAAGTTGGGCAAACAATTTGGCAAAACATTGTTTCTGCAGCTCAAGCTATATGGGATATTTGGAGTAAATATCTACAACAAACTTGGCAAAATGCAGTCAACTTCTTTAGTACAATATTTGGCGCATTAGTTGGTATTGCAACTTCAATTTGGAATTCAATTGTTAATGCTATTATTTCTGTAGTTACCGGCTTAGGTACATTCCTTGCTAACATATGGAACGGAATTGTTACTTTAGCGCAAATACAATGGTCAATATTAGTTACAGTTGCACAGACGGTTTGGACAGCCATTGTCACAGTAATAACTACAATAATTTCAACTTTAGTTACAATTGTTACTACGGTTTGGACTGCAATTGTTACAGTTACACAAACTATTTGGACAGTTCTTGTTACTATTGCTCAAACAATTTGGACTGCGATTTCAACTATTATTATGACTATTGTTAATATCATCGTCACTATCGTTACAACTGCGTGGACTACTTTAATCACTATAACAACTACTATAATGACTGCAATCTCATCTGTGATATCTGCAATCTGGACAACAATAGTTACTATAGTAAGCACAGTTGTTTCAACTATTGTATCTTTCGTATCAACTGGTTGGTCGAATTTACTAGGAATTACTTCGTCAATTATGAGTTCTATCATGAGTATTATCTCTAGTATTTGGAATTCAATCGTCAGTGCTATCTCTAGTGCGGTATCGAGAGCAGTTAGTTTTGTATCAAGTGGTTTCAGAAATATGGTTAGTGCTGTCATGTCAGCAATGTCTAGTATGATAAGCGCAGTTGTAAGTGGCATGGCTAGAGTGGTTAGTTCTGTGACAAGCGGTGTATCAAATGCAGTAAGTGCTGCACGTAGTTTTATTAGCCATATGAGACAAGTTGGTGTTGATTTAATTCAAGGTATGATTAACGGTGTTGTTAGTATGGCGCGTAATTTGGTTAATGCTGCACGTAATGTAGTAATGGGAGCAGTTAATGCAGCTAAAAATGCTTTACACATTGGTTCACCTTCTAAATTATTTAAACAATTCGGTGTATGGACTATGGAAGGTTTAGGCATCGGAATTAATAAAGAAGGTAAAAATGTTATCGGTGGTATGGGTAGCATGGCTAATAGTATTACAGAAGCATTTAATAGCAATTTAGCAGTACCAGACATTACTTCCAACATGAAGAAAGTAAACGCTAATATGAACGCTCAAGTGCAACATACACACAATATCAAAACAAATCCATCTCAACGTGTTGTTACCGTTAAAATGGACATTGACAACGACGCTTTAACTGGTATAGTCAACGGACAAAATGCAGATAGAGATGCCACATTCACATTCTAGGAGGTCAGGCAATGGATTTAGAAATTAAACAAAAAGATGGCACTAAATACAAGTTGTCTGACTTCGGTTTTCGAGTGAAAGATATTGTCATTGAAAGCCCGGAGATAGAGGACAACTATGAAACAAAAGAAAACACAAGTGGTCGTATGTTACTTAGTAGTCAGTACCGTAAAAGGAAAATTACGGTACCTTGCTATGTTGTTAGTACAAAACTTAATGATATACCAAGATTACGAGATAAATTCTATGATTTAACAGTAAACACTGAACCTGTATGGATTAGAGAACTTAGATATGCCGAAGAGCATAATTACAAGTTTTTACAACCGACGGAAGATGACTATCAACCATACGACAAATATGGTTATCCAGTATTCGATCATAATATGATGAACGATAATTACTATACTAGTGGTAAACAGTATCAAGTTAAATGTTCATCAGTAATAACACCTGATAACAAAGGTAATGTGATTAACTTCGACTTAGTTTTTGAAACAATTGAAATACCTTTTGCCGAGAGTATTGGTACTTCTTTAGATTTAGAGAACAAACCTAACAAAGCGTTATGGTCTAACGATATGTTAGTACCATTTGACGAAGAAAACGACAAAAGAACATACACTTTTACTAATATTTGGAATAACAGTGTTTATTACCACGGAAATGTACCTAATAACGAATTTAAACTCTATAAAAAAGTAACTATCGTTCTAGGTAAAAGTGTAAGCAGTAAAGAAAGCTTCCGATTTACGTTAGGAAAATCTGATTATATGAAAATCAGTAATATTAGTTTGAAAAAAGGCGACAAGATAGTGTATGACGGAGTTCAAACGTGGAGGAACGGCACTCCAATTAATCATCGTTGTACAAACGCACAACCTAAATTCTATCCTGGCTGGAATGATTTCGCTTTTAATCAACAGGTTAAGTCAGTAACTTTTGATATGAAATTTTATTATAAGTAGGTGGTTATTAAATGCCAGTATTATTTAGCCCTATAAGAGGAATAGGCGAGCCAGTTTATGTCACTACTACAACAACATCAAAGTTAGGTTCTGAAACAGTTGTACAATGCAAATTGCTTGAAGATAAATATAACTATAATGTTATACGAGGTATTGATAAACGCTGGACACTGACGCAGTTAACTGGACCTAACGACAAGAGAGAATACGTTGCTTTTATCATCGATAGACAAACACATGGTAGAAATCAAGAAGTGTCTGTAACCTTTCGAGAAAAGCCGATTGATATTATCAAAAGAAAGAGAGTGTATGACAAAATAGATGGTCCTCATAAACCACCCGACTTTTTCGAAAAGATATTTAAAGGAACTGGACTTAAATTCAAAGTTCCTGACAATATGTTTGTTTCTGAAATCAAAGATTCTGGCGAAGGAGAAAGTGTTGAGGATTTATTGAAAAAAGGATTAGAAGCATGGGATTTAGAGTTTGATATACATCATGATTACAAAACAAACACGTATACTTTTGAATTTACTCCGTATTTAGAGAAAAAAGCAACTTATCATATTGATGATGAAATTAACGCAAACAATATGAAATTAGAAGAAGATAGCGGTCAGATGTATACCTATGTTAAAGGGTACGGTTCATATACAGACGAAGAAGGCTTAGATGGTGCAGGTCTTATTGTTGAATTTGAACACCCTAATATGAAAGATTACGGTAGATTCGATGCACCACCTGTTAAAGATGGTTCGATCACTGATCCTGATATTATGCGAGCTAGATTGCAATCTGTTATTAATGCATCTATAAAACGCTCTTTAACTTTGGATTTTATAGCCTTGCGACAACATTATCCTAATGCAGTTCCTAGAGTTGCAGACATTGTAAAAGTTAAGAACTCTATAATTGGCATCAATGAGTTTATGAGAATAGTCGAAGTTAAGACTATTAGAGACGCTGAAAATAAGATAGTAAAACAAGACGTAACTTTAGGAGATTTCAATCGTCACAAACGCTATTTAGAACGAATTAGTCAAGCAGCACAAGTTGTAGGCGGTTTAGGTGGAGGATTTGCTAATTCATATCGAACAACATACGCAAAAGCAAATGCAGCTATTACTTCTACAAGAAAGTCCATTGACTCTAACAAAGCATTGCATGGAAACGCCAATGGAATAAGAGCAATTGTAGAAAAAGACCACATACTAGAATATAACAGAAATGGTAAATTCCGAGTGTCTCATGATCGTGGTAAGACATGGCAAGTTATTGCAAGTGCTAAAAGTGGATTTAACAAATACGTAATACCAAAAGCAACAGATAAAACGTCTGGACTGATGAGTAATAATGATAAAAAGAAAGTCGATAGACTTCACTATAATCGTCTCAAAATGCAAGGTGAAAACGGTAAGTATTACAATATTACAATAGATAAAGATGGAAAACTACAAGTTAAGGAGGCTTAGCAATGCGAAAGACTATCTACACAAAACTAGATACTTTATTTAGTTCGCGTTATGTTAGAGAAAACGAACTCAATTACATTGCTATAAGAGATATGCTTACTAATATCGAAGAAATATTAGTAAACCATGGAAAAACTGAAAAGCGAGCACATAACGCTGTACAAGTTGTATATACATTGCCTACTGGACCTAATGTTACTGTAGGTCAAGAGTTAGGTTATCAAAGTAAACGAATAAGAAACTTAGTTTTAGGAACTATCGGTAATGGGCTTCAAGAAGTGAGAGATAGTCGTACATCAATTGACGCTCAAAATTTCCCTATACTTTCAGAAAGACTAAGACATGATTTCACTAGAATAGATGAAAAAATAGATAAAGAACTAAATGTGGCTGATGACGCTACTTATCTATTTACTCCTCCATTTATCGCTAGTGCAGAACAAGGTGTGAATGAAACACCTAATAATAACGATCCCGATGACAATAGAAAAGTGTTTTATGACAAATTTGTTGACAACAAGTATGTTACGAAAAAATATGTAGGTAAAGACCAAAGTAACAAGTACAATGTTTATGCTTATGATTTCAAACCTCAAAACTATACAAAAACTTTACTCATCACATCATGTATACACGGGAATGAATACAGCGCATTTTATGCTTTAAGTCGCTTTATGGATTTAGTCGTCAATGAATGGAGCAAGTATTCACAACTCGCTTATATACGTAAAAACGTTAGGGTGGTTATAGTTCCTATTGTTAACCCTTGGGGCTTTGCTAATAATGAACGCGAGAATGTAAATAATGTAGACTTAAATCGTAATTTTGACTATTATTGGTCAAATGGTAGTGGTACACGTTCTACTGGTAAAAACTACAAAGGGACTAAGCCGTTTAGTGAGAGAGAAAGTAGAAATATGAAAGCGCTAGTAGAAAGTTTAGGTGATATTACCGCTCATGTAGATTGTCATAACATCGTTTCTCAGGTAAGTGACTATTGCTTATTCTATCCGCGTTTTGCTAACCAACCTAACAATGTAATGACTGAACTACTATCTGAAATATCAGATCATGGCGACTATGTTACATGGGGGTCAAGCACCTTAGCTTCATTTAGTAACTGGGTAGGTATTAAGCATGGTACAACTTCTTTCTTGCCTGAAGTATATGAAGGTAGAGCTGGGAAACCTAGAGGCGCTCAAGAGATGTGGCGTTCAGTTTACTATTTAGGAAACATCATAGTTAAATTAGCTAAATTGGACACTAACAAAGAAGGAAGAATTGCTAATCAACCTATTGTAAAATCTTTGGTTTATAGTAGCAGATTTGATAAAAAAGATACTAAACCATTTTCTCTTATCGCAAAAAAAGATTACCAGCGTATGCTAATGACACAACAAAGGTTCCAAGTTACAGCTAATGGATTTGTAGAGTTAAACGGTTCTATAACTGTTGAAGTAGATAGAGACACAACTATTGCTGTTGCGCCTTATGTTGTTCAGAACTATCATCCATATAGTGGTAATGGTAAGAGTAGAAAACGCCACTTATACAGAGTTAGAATGCCGGTTAAAAAAGGCTGGCATACTATACCATTACATGCTATTGCACCAGTTCAGTATTCTACAACAAGTCCAGATAATGTTCACAGATCTAATGAAGTGATGGGGGTTGTGGATATTTTAAGAACAAAAGGTGTAGCTAGAGTTAGAAACATGATTATTAACCTCACTTTCACACCATCACATGCACACACAGCAGTTCAAATTCTTAAATCTGGTGGGTATGGTAACCAAAAAGAGAAAACATTCCATCAAGTTTATCCTGATAAGCCAAGCGCATATACTAAGACAAACAAAATTATTCATAAAACTAAAAAGAAATAATAAGGAGGCTTCATAATGGATGGATTTTACAAAGAAGCAAGAATAACTACTGTCGACGAACCTTATTTAAAACCGATATCTGACGAAGGTATCGGTTTTTATAATATGGATATAAATACTGCGGTATTAACTTTTCAAGTGCGTAGAGAAATAAACGGGGAAAGTTATCCCCTAGAGATTAGCGAAGCTAATACTGAGATAACAGCTTATTTTGTTTCCGATAACGGTTCTTCGACCGGAAGGGTTAAAGTTGAATATGTTAATCCTATGAAAGGCATTATACGTTTAACTTTGGACAGTAACTTCTTAAAGGCTTCTACTGACACTCATGTGACTGGTCAAATTTATATTAAAGCAGTTGGTCGTAAAGATACAGTTGTACTTAATGAGTTTCGCTTTTACGTAAAAGATGCATTAATTAACCAAATAGATGCTGATATTAAAATCAGATATATTAGAGAGATTGACGATCTTGTTGATTTAGTAAAAGACAGAATTGATACTGTATCGGAAGAGTTAGAAAGCGTTCAAAATGCTGAAGAAGAATTCATGCATTTTGTAAATACTCAAAAGTCAGAATTTGTTAAACAAGTTAAAGATTTGCGGGAACAAATGGAAGGTTTCGCAAAACAAACCGAAACAGAGTTAACAGACTATCTAAATAATATTAACGATAAAATTTTAGAGGTCAACGAACGACTAAATTCGGCAACTGAAGGAGTTATAACAGAGGAAAACTTAGACGAGCACCTTATCAACTACGCTAAAAAAGATGAAGTTAATCAGCAGTTATCTAAGAAGGCAAACGAAGATGAATTTAAGACGCTTTCTGATGGTTTAGATGAATTAATACAAAACAAAGTTAATGAAGCTATAAAGAGTGCTACAGGCCAATTATCAGCACTTACAGAAGCCGAAGGTTTTGCTATTAGGTTAGATAATGTTGACTTATCTACTATGAGCAAAATTGATAAAACTGGTTTTTACTACCTTTACAACCCTACAAATTCTCCAGATCCCGATAATCAAAGTGGCTATGCTATCGTTATTGCGAGAAGTGACACATACAAAAAAGTATTGTTTATGCCTTACAACAGACACAGAATATACTCTCGTAATATGATGGGCGAAACTACAAGATGGGGTTCTTGGTATGACGCTACAAAAGGTGTAGTAATTCCCGGATCTAATCCAGTTGTTTAGGAGGTAAGTCATAATGAAGAAAAACTCAATAACTTATTCGTTAACCTTTTTAATGGTTTTAGGTTTCGGCGCTCTAATGTTTGAAAGAGGTTTCTTTTGGACGAGAGAACAAGAAACTATTATTAGAGACAGCGATTTTTATTTAGCACTACACCACGTTATGCCCATTTGGGTTTGGGGCGTACTTGCAATGGTGTTTAGTGCTTTTATAATTGTCGCACCTTTCTTTCTACCTACACAAAAGTTAAATAACATATTTAACTACCTTATTTGTATTGGGGGTTGGGGTAACGCTTGTTTTTACTTTTTAATGACATCAGCGAGTATGTTTCATGCTATTAATTGGCTTTCTCCTCTGCAATTTTCTACTTTCACTATGATTTGTGGAATTATGGGATTCTATGGAGGTGTGGAGATTGTCGGAAAAAGAAGATAAGTACGTATTACGTACTGAATGGATACAAAACACCGGTAAGATTTATGAAAAAATCAACGAAAACGACAGAAAACACATCGAAGCGTATAGCACTCTCGATAAAAGATTAGAGAAGCAAACAGGATTGCAAGAAAAGCAATTCGAGTCTCAAGAAAGATTAGAAAAGCATTTAGAAAAAATTAGCAGCGTCATAGAAAAAGTAGGCTCAGAATTTACAGATGTAAAATATACTGTTAAATCACATGAAACTCAATTAGAAAACATCAATAAATCAATTTCCGACAAACAAAAAGGAAATGTACAAGTTTTTGTTGCGTTAATTAGTGGTGGTTGTGCAATTATTGCAGCAGCATTCGGTTTAGCCTCCGTAATATTTTAAGCTGACACTTCGGTGTTGGCTTTTTATTTTGATTGAAGAAAGTAGGTGTGTAAATGGCTATACTACCTAAAAGCGGAAAACCAACAGCCTCGCAAGTTGTAGATTGGGCTAAATGGATGGCTAAGAACCATAAAGGGGTAGATATTGACGGAAGATATGGTTTCCAGTGTTAACTTTCAGCACCATTAGTGAGTAATCATTAATGCAAACTCCTCTAATTCATGGGAAACCTAAACAAGTAATGTTGTAGGCAATCATGAGCGAAGCCTAGCAATAGGAACGTGCAACGACTAGTCGAAAGACGTACACTCAAGCGAGTGGAAACGGGGAGCGACCTAATAGGTTGATGATATAGTCTGAACATTCATAGAAATATGAAGAAGGTAGTAAGTAGCGAATACTATCGTAACAATATTGTGGGATTTACCTAACTATATCTTTCAAAGATATTGGCATTTTAGAACTTGGGGAAATGCCAACGCTATGGCTAACCGTAGTCAATATCCAAATAGGTCATGGAAAATCTATAGAAATACATCTAGTTTCATTCCTAAGCCTGGGGATATAGCTGTATGGACATATGGTTGGGCTGGACATACTGCAATAGTTGTTGGCCCTAGTGATAAATCACACTTTAAATGCGTGGATCAAAACTGGGTTGGATCAAACCAATGGAGCGGTTCGAGAGCAGCGTTTGTTAATCATAACTATAACGGTAACGGCGGGAATATCTATTTTGTTAGACCGCCATACAAAGCAGAGAAAAACCCTCCTAAGCCTAGCGATAGCTCAAGTAGTTCAAGTAGTTCAAGTAATACAGCAACAGACAACAACAAAACAGTCACAATCAAAAAGAAACAAACACATATCAATTTCACTATTGACGATGAAGAACCAACATATCCTGAATTTATCCGTCACGATATCGTTCAAGGTAAAGATAGAGGATATAATCCTAAAAAAGTGACTATAAGAAATGCAAACACGATGTGTTCTGTTCTTGATTTATATTTCGATAGAGAAAAGTATCTTACTGACAAAGAATATCCTCACTACTTCATAGATAGAAATCATATATGGCAACCTAGATTAGAAATGTACGAAGTACCTAGTCACCCTGATAATATCGTTATTGAAGTGTGTCAAGATTTATCAGCAAGTAAAGATGATTTTATCGTCAACGAGATACACACAATGCTACAAGCAGTGTTCAGAATGAAATATCAAGGTATACCAGTTAAGCCATCTTCTATTGAAGTTGACACATCTAATATTTGGCGAAGCGTATACGAGCATGGAGATTGGGATATATCACTCAATGGATTGCCGCCTAAGAAAAACATAGACAAAACAATCAATGGATTACTATATCTATATAAAAACAGTAAGAAGTTACTTTCTGAAATTCCTAAAGATAAAGTTAAGACTAAAACTATTAAAGTTACAGTTCCAGCATCTAGTGTTAATAAGAATACAACTAAAACAACAAACAAAAAAAGAAGCAAAGAGCCTACTGTGGTTGTTTCAAGAAGTGCTTATTCATTCAAGAGAGCGGTAGCTATCCAAATGACTAAATCCCCTCAAATAAACTACGGTAACGGGTGGTATGGTGCAAGTTACTCGGCAACACTTAACGCTATGAATTCGCTTAAGATTTGGAATAGTAAAACTCAAAAATATCAAATGCTTAATTTAGGTAAATATCAAGGTATTTCAGTTTCAGCACTGAATAAAATACTGAGAGGTAAAGGTTCTTTATCTGGGCAAGGTAAAGCAGTCGCTTATGCATGTAAAAAATACAATATCAACGAAATATATTTAATTGCACATGCCTTTCTGGAAAGTGGTTATGGTACATCTTACTTCTCAAGTGGTCGTGCTGGTGTTTATAACTACTTCGGCATAGGCGCATATGACTACAACCCTAATTATGCAATTACTTACGCTAGAAATAGAGGGTGGACTACTCCCGCTAAAGGTATTATTGGTGGCGCTAAGTTTGTAAGACAAGGTTATATTAGCAAAGGTCAAAACACTTTATACCGTATGCGTTGGAACCCTCGTCATCCAGGTAATCATCAATATGCGACTGATGTACGTTGGGCACAAGTTCAAGCGACAACTATCAAAAATCTATATGACAAAATCGGTATAAAAGGTGTTTATTTCATTAGAGATAGATATAAATAACAGGGCTATGTGCTGACAGCATGTAGCCCTAAATTATTAAAAAGAGGTGTTTTTATGGAAACGTACAAAACCGGTACAGTTAATACAATCATCAATGAAAATGGCGTTGATTTAGGCAGCATAAACGTTAATCTGTACACAATGGATAACAAGACATCTGTTATTGATATCCATATTAAGAAAAAGAACATTATTAATGAAAATCAAGAATACATCTCTGTGAATTTTAATCAGACGAAATTCGAACCTGTATTACATGTTTTTGCACAAGATGGTTCTATATTCACTAATGAGCCATTAGAAATAGTTAAAGCTGAAGAAGGCTTTGTAAGATATATTATCCCTGAATATATCACTAAACATGTAGGGCAAATGCAATGTAAATTATTCTTAGAAAATCCTGAAAATAACGATAGCACACATGTTGCTAACTTTTATTTTACTGTTAACGACAGCGGTATAACTAAAAGTGTAGGCAAAGAAATACGTGTGGAATTACTAGATGATATCGTAGAAAAAGTAATGAAAGACAATGTAGATATCTTCAAAGGACCTAAAGGAGATACTGGAGAACAAGGTCCAGCAGGACAAGACGGTAAAGATGGTAAAAATGGCATTAATGGTATCGATGGTATAAATGGTAATCCAGGTCCTCAAGGACCACCAGGAAGAGATGGCAAAGATGGTGTTGACGGACGAGATGGTTCAGATGGAAAGTCATTTGACTTTGCAAGTCTTACAGATGAACAAAAAGCAGAAATTACACCTAAATTACCTGATTTTAGCAACTGGCAACAGTACAGATTTACTGAAAACGATGGAAGTCGAAAATGGCTTGGGACTTTGTCACAACCGATAGAAACATTAGAGCCTGGTCTATACGAGTGTCTTATACCCAATGACTACAAATCTGTAAACGCACCTGCTGACCCAGACGGTGCAGCTTATATAGCAGAAATTAACGTTACAAAAGGTCAAATTGGCAGAAAACATATTATTCTTATCCAGAACTATTATAATGTTATTTGGTCAAAAACTATTTTCACTAATAGTAATGACAGAGGCTGGGTCTTATTAAACGGTGGTGATGAAAATAACCAAAGATATAAATTAACTGAAGATAATGGTAAAAGTTCAACAGTTGATTTAAATAATGATATAAAAAAACTACAAGACCTAGCGCCAGGAATGTATTATTTAACTAATGTCCCTAAACTACCAACTGGAGTAAATAACGAAGGTAATGCTATATCGGTTTATAAAAACGAAAAAAGTTTCACGCCTAAACGACAAATACTTTATATGCCATTTGATACTGGTGATATTTATATTGCAAACAATTATACAAGCTTTACCGGTTGGAAAAAAGTAGGTGTCGCTATAGAAGATACCGGCTGGGTACCTTTGCCGTTATTAAACGGTGCTGAAGCATATGTATATAACGATTCTTATTTACCAGTTTGTTATAGAGTTAGGAAAACAGGAGATAACAAAACAGTTCAAATTATAGGAAATATCAAAAAGTTATATACTGGTTCAGTTTTCGCTCAACTACCTTTAAATATTGCTCCTATTAAGAATGTTGAATTTAAATTAAACCAAAGAATAGGAACTAGCAATGCGGTGGCATATTTGGCAAGTGACGGAACAATGAAAGTTGTAGGTTCTGTTGAAGCAGATAGCACTTATATGATTAATCTCACATACATGGTTTAGGAGGCATTTAGATGATACAAATTTTTAGAAAATCTGATGGGAAACCTTTCCTTATAGATGAAAGTAAGGGAAGATACGATACAGACTTATACACTGAAATTATGCCACCAAGCAGTTTATACTGGCCGGTTAAATTTGACGGTGGCGAATGGGTTGGTACACCTTATGAAGAATGGAAAAGACAACAAATTGAAGAACCACCCAAGAAAGACGATGAAACTCACAAGGACCAAATAATAGCTGATTTATCACTCGAATTATTAAAAACGCAAGAGGAATTAAGAGATGTTCACAAGAACATATCAGATTTAAGTATTCAACTGTTAGGAGGAATTGCTGATGCATGATATCGGAGTTAAATATTATAAAATGGGATATTATACAAATGAACAATTTGCTTTATTTGTAAAAAGAGGATTTGTAACGCCGGAAGAATATTTATCTTTAACTGGTGTTGAATATGATCCTGAAAAAGCACATGCATAGAATTTACCAAGAGTCAACGCTTTGCGTTGGCTTTTTAATTTAACTAAAAGGAGCATAAATAAATGAAAGCAAAAGTAATAACTAGATATGCGGTATTAGTTTTAGCATTAATCAATCAGTTTTTAGCAAACAAAGGTATTAGTCCGATTCCAGTAGATGAAGAAACAATTTCGTCTATCATCTTAACTGTCATAGCTTTATATACAACGTATAAAGACAATCCAACTACGAAAGAAGGGCGTTGGGCTAATCAAAAACTTAAAAAGTACAAAGCAGAAAAGAAATATCGTAACGCAACAGGTCAAGCACCAGTTACAAACGAAAACGTAGAACCTACGAATTTAGACGAATTAGGGTAGGTGGCACATATGTTAATGACTAGATCTCAAGCGGAAAAATGGCTTGATAATTCAGAAGGTAAACAATATAACTTTGACAATTATGCAGGTTTTCAGTGTTACGATTACGCAAATGCATTTTTTAATGCAGTCACAGGTGCTAGATTAACAGGTTTATATGCGAAAAACATACCATTTGATAATGAAAAGGTAATAAGCAAGTATGCAAAAGTGATTAAAAACTATGATTCTTTCTTACCTCGAAAAACTGATATAGCAGTGTTTAACGGTGGCTATGGCGGTGGTGCTGGTCACGTTGCACCAGTAACGCGAGCAACACTCACACAATTTGAAGTGTTAGAGCAAAATTGGAACGGACAAGGTTGGACAAATGGTGTAGCGTCTCCGGGGTGGGGTCCCGAAAGAGTAACAAGACGTTGGCACTATTATGATGATCCTATGTACTTTATTCGCTTTGACTTCCCAAGTAATATCAATGCAGGTAAGAAAGCAAAACAAATCATCAAGAACGCAGTATCTAAAAATGAGAAAGCAAAAGCTAAAATTAAACCTAAGAAAATTATGATTGTTGCAGGCCACGGCTATAGTGATCCAGGAGCGGTTGGAAATGGTACAAATGAACGCGATTTCATTCGTAAAAACATCACACCTCATGTTGCTAGTTATTTACGACAAGCAGGCCACGAAGTAGCTTTATATGGTGGTACTAAACAGTCGCAAGATATGTATCAAGATACTGCTTACGGTCAGAATGTAGGTAATAGGTCAGATTACGGTATGTATTGGGTTAAAAAACAGAAATACGATATTATAGCTGAATTCCATTTGGACGCGGCAGGTACGTCTGCGTCGGGCGGTCATGTTATCATCTCTAGTGCGTTCAGTGCAGATAGAATTGATAAAGACATACAAAAAGTGATTAAAGATAATGTAGGTCAAATCAGAGACATCACACCAAGAAACGACTTACTAAACGCTAATGTTTCGGCAGAAATCAACATGAATTATCGTTTAACTGAATTAGGTTTTATCACTAACAAAGCTGATATGGATTGGATTAAGAAGAATAGTAAAAAGTATGCTAAGTTGATAGCTGGAGCGATTCACGGTAAGCCTATCGGTGGTGTGGTCGCTAGTAGTAAGAAACCTAAATCGAAAGATGAAAACAAACCAGTTGTACCAAATGGCTATGCGTTAGATAAGAATGGTGTACCTTACAAAAAAGAGAGTGGCAAATATACAGTTACGACTGTTAAAGGTAACAACGTAAGAACATCATACAATACGACTGCAACAATTACAGGTGTATTACCGAATGGCACATCTATTATCTATGACGGTGCTTATTGCATAAATGGTTATCGTTGGATAACTTATATTGCGAATAACGGTAAACGTCGTTATATAGCAACAGGCGAAGTAGATAAAGACGGCAAACGTTTAAATACTTTTGGTAAATTTAGTGCAGTTTGATATAATTAAATTACCACGTCATTATACAAGGGTAGTCAGTACGGCTACCCTCTTATAAATTATAATTATGTCTATAATATGAAGATGTTAGATTGATATTAAAAAAACATAGTTTAACACTACATTGGTTACACGATCTATGCTACAATTAAATTACATACAATTTAATCTTTTTTACTCCTTTATAATTTTTGCTACCACATTCTTTTGAGTGTGGTGGTTTTTTATTTCAAACGCCTCGATTTCGACACGGATAATCAAAACCCGTCGAATTCGACGGGTTCTATAAACAAAAATACGGAAGTATACACA